CCCAATCCTGCGGGGTCGGGTGCTCGGAATCGACCCAGAACATCGTGGAATTCATCTCGACGAACTGGTTCGAATAGAAATACTTTCCGAGCGACGGACGCAGTCCGGCGATAGGGGCAATCCCTTCCCATGCACGTCTTGTGCGATCGTTCGCAACGAACGCACAGTCATCGCCATTCACGAGCAGGCGAAGCTCGTGGAACGGAATCGGGCGAGACTCCCCCAGACACATGCTCAACCAACACACGGCCACGTTGGCAATGCAGAGCACGGGGAAAGACGTCACGGAACCCATCAGCTGACCGTTGACCTGGCCAGCCCAACGCTTCCCGTCGGGCGTCAGAAGGTGACCCGTGAGGGACTCCTTCAAAAGCGCAAGCTCTTGCGCAGTCAACCCAATACGGTGTGCGAGGCAGTCTGCCACGCACTCAGACACCCACGACATGATTTCGTTCGTGGCTGCACTGTAGTCGCCAGAGAGATAGGCGAAGCCGTCGGGAAGATGACGTCCGAGAACATCAAGCAGGATGCGATCGGTGATGGGGCGTCCAACCAACTGAGTCACGCGGTGGGACGCAAGGGTCCTCCAGAGGAACTTCTGGAGCGGCATCATGGCAGCATACAACAGAGGCGGTCCCTTCGTGATGACACGGACCTTCAACGCCTCCTGAAGCCCAACAGGTCGGGCCCGGGGAAGCTCCTCGGTGGCCGCCTCCAACAGACGCATATAAAACTTCGTGTGCGCCTGACGGAGGCCGAAATCGTCGGCCTGTACTGAGTGCTCGGGGTCACGGGTTGCACCGATCGACTCCTCAGTAACATGTACGCTGCGTGCCTCGCGATGAATTCCACCGAAAGGCACCCGGAGATCCCTAAGCAACTCGGGATGATCTCGCAACAAGCTTCCGTACATACCACCCTTCGCCCGCGACGACTCGATGTTGGCGCGCGTAGAAGGGGCGAACGGGCGCAGCCGATCGTCGATCGTGTAGGAGTCCGCCTCAAAGAGGTGGTCTACGACTTCACGGATTTTCGACTCAAGCTGCGGCCGTCCGACCAGAAGTGGCATGGTCTCAGGCTCGTTGTCTGCGATATCAGCAACCGGACGGATAAAATTCTTGACTTCCGGGCGTGGAGTCGTCAGGTCGATGAACGTGTCCAACTCGGCCTTCTTCACCATCTCAGGTGGAGGGCGCGGGAAGGACCGCTTGGCGTTCGCCAAGGTCTGACCAAACGACTGCCGCTCGGGGTCACCATCCGGTTTCCTCCAGCATGACAGCACAAAACGATGCGCGCGACCCCGCACAAGCAACAGCGGATGGTCACGCACCTGCGCGTTACCCCAGGGTGCCGGCGGCACGTCCTGATGGAACCAGAAGGCTTTGAATGCGGCAAGCTTGTACTTCATGAACTTGACGCACCCAGGCACACCCTCACCACATGCACGAGAACTAGTTTTGAACTGTTCAACAGTGCGACCGATTGCTCGTTGCTTGAGAGCAAGTTCGGACGGTGTCAGCGAGTACCTGAGCCCGAGGATGCAGAGCAACTCGACCATTCGCTCGATGCATTCGCGCAGGAATTTTCCCTCTTCAGTCTTTTCGTCGTCGGCAAGTACCGAGTTCTGGCGACGGGCGGCGTAGCCTTGACGGCTGCGCTCCTTCCGAGACTGAAGGTCCTCCGCAGCGCGCGGAGAGGTGTTTCGGGGCTTGACGTAGCCCCCGGACATACTACCTTTTTCCGTTGTCATCTGCGTATGTTACAGGTGACGACGACTGCTGGGCCCAGGCG